AGATAAGTTATAGGCGCATGCTTACTGAGCATCTTCAAGGTCTCCCAGGTCATTGAGGTTGCTAAGTCAATTTGTTGCATCAGGCTTAGATCGTTAGATTGTAGGGCGTGCATGTCTGCTGCATTGTTGAAGTTTTCTATCATGTCACCGACATCACAAAAGATAATCTTTTCAGCTTTTACAGACTTGACTTTCTCAATTAGTGCGAGCTGTGTTTTGGCTACTCTGTGAATCATCGCTTCAACTCCACCACGATAATCAACCTTGCCCACCTGCAAATCACTCCAGAGGATAACTAGGGCTTTACCTGTCTGCACTGGTTTAGGTTCAACAGGTTTAGTCTTCTTTACTAACGAATAGAGCAGAGGTAAGTCAATAGTCGCGTTACGCTTGACCCAGCGAATCCTGACTGAAGTCATCCACATAGGCTCTAATGGGAAAGGTCTAGCCACCTGCCATCGACTTATTCTAGGCGCACCGACGATCTCTATTTCGTCAGGGTTTATGCCTGCTTCTTTTAGAAATGCATCCACATCCGTAGGATTATCGCCTTCAACAGCAGGAAGAACCGCTTCACCGCCATTAGCATCAAATTGAACACTTGGACTCCAACCTTCAGGATAAGTTACTTTTGGCGCAGGTGTGCTCAATCCTTCAAACATGAGCATCGTTTCTCTCTATGATGTTTGATTGCTGCATCACTGCACTTTATTCCGCGCTTATACATTTCGGTAGATAAAGTTTTGTAAGGCCATTCAGGGTTCATCACAGCAGACTCAACAATCACTCTATCTTTGTCTGATAGTTCGGAGAGGATTGTGCGGACTCGGCAGTTAGTTTGGCGTTTAGGTATAGTCAAGTCTTCAAACATGTCTCAACTCTATCTGCCCTTGTTCTTCTTTAGCTGACTTATTGATTGACCTGGCAACAGTTTCAGCCACAGCCTGCACAACATCGCCTTGGGCTGCACAAACGAGAAGTAGATCACCGAGCTTACGAGCGAAATCAGTATCACAATTGAGCATCCGATAATCATTAGAGCGTAATAGCGTAATCGCTTCATCTAATTCCCTACTTAGCATTGAGATTCCTTACCATGCGAATAAGTGTTTGCAAGAATTTGGCTTGCTCTTTAGCTTTGACTCGCAGTAATGGAACATCAGTTTCCTTGTGTAGTCGTTTCATTTCATCATTGAGCACAAATAAAGCAAGATTCACACCATAGTTTCGGCCTTTAGCGTGACCGAGGAAGTATTGTTGGCGCATAGTTTTAGGGAATAGTTTTCTAAGAATCAGATTCAAGGTCATCATAAATCCCTTCATGGTTAGCAGTTTCAAGGATGACAGCCATCAGAAACGAGGCCACCAAAGGAATGATTACGACTATCCCGATGATTGTTGCGATTATTGCGAATAGGCTCACAGGATATCGACCTGATCTGTCAGCTTCTCCAAAATCAAGTCAAGAATTGCTTCCAACTGAGCGTTAGTTATTACTTGTTTACGCTCTAACTCAATTAGAGCATCGCTTGTCCTTGTGGCTTCTGCACGCTGACCCTCAGACACACCTGCCTTATAGTCTCGACTAAAAATGTTTACAGCGTTTACTCTCGTGCAGGCGCAGTTATCCTGGCAGTTCTTGCAGCTCATTCGCTTCTCCCAGCCTTGACACCTTCAGCAAACCTATTGAGATGAATAAGCAAATCATCTAAAGCTGCTGTTGCATTTAGATCTATTTGCAAATCCCTATAACTTGTTACTACGGAGATTACTGCTTCAATAGCGTTATCGCGTGACCGCGTAATCGCTTCGGTTATCACATCTTTTGTTTCAGTCATTTATTTTGTCCCTTCGCAGACAGTTGTTGTTTTGGTTATTCCTTCTTGCTGATATTGCACTTTATAGCAGTTAGATCTTGTGAACATGAAACTGCAAAAGATAGCAGTCGCAATCACTAGCAAAGCAATAAGCAGAATGTAATGCCTCACTTCTCCCCTTTGATTAGAGCAAGGGCATTTTGAATAACCCATGCAGTTTGAGTTCCTTTGCCAGTTTCAGTATCTATGGCAGTAACTTGCATTTCCTCTAGCAAGTGAACGATTCTTTGTTGTTCGCGTTCTTCACCTTGTCTGCGATAGAACTCTCTAACAGTTTCAGCACTATTTGTCGGCACGATATTTGCCTCTCCAGTATTCGGCTTCTTCATGCAGCAACTCGTTGAGTCTTCTCTGTCCATGTCGTTTCAAGTAGGTTGCAGAATACTCGTCATCAATCTTTCCAAGCACCCCAGCCAACCAATAACTCAAGCCACCAAGCAGAGAAAGTTTTAGTTTCAGATATAGCGACTTATTTCCTTGCGAATGTTTAGAACCCATACAGCCACGCCCCAACTAAACCGACACACCACATAGCAAAATAGCCTGCCGAAACTAAACCGAGGATTCCTAGAATTGCTTTCATTTGATTAACTCCAAACCTTGAAGGATCTGATGGACTGCACGATTGCGTTGAAGGTGAACTGCTTGAGCGTAAGCCAAAACAGCATCATCCCAAACATCGTATAGGTCAGCGTGATTCACAAAGTCTTTGCCTGTATTTATCCAAGCCTTATAGGCGTTGATTGCTTGCAGAAATAGCTCTTCAGTGTTCATTAGTTGCCTTCCTTCAAACAGTTCTCTTCAATGAAGACATGTAGTTCTTCAAAAGCGTCACCGTATTGAGTGAGTGTGTTGGCTACCTGCATTTGACGATAGATCTCTAGTAAGTCCCAAATCTGTTGCTTAGTCATTATGCGACCTGCAATTCTTCTTCATACTCGCCAACAACTTGCTCTAGGTTGTCAATCTCATCGATAGTCAGATTGTAATAACCTGCGATTGCATACATGTTTTCTGAATTGACGGCAGTCAAACCATCAATTGCATCACAGCAAATAAGTTTTACCGCAGCAGTCGAGCAGTAGCAACAGTAAACGAGATCTGATGCAACTTCATTCAAAATCTCATTTAGGAAGAAACCTGCAACATCAAAATTAGGGTTGGCTTCAACAGCTTTATTTAGTTTGTTCCACAAACCCTGATTCTCAACTGTCGTAGTCATTATGCGACCACCTTTAGGCTCTGAGCAAGTCTTGTGTAGTAACGAAGTTCCATTACAAGGTTGTTGTAATTTGTTTCGCTATCTCTTACGAGGAGTGATTGAATTTGCTGAATGATTGATTCAACTTCTGGAAGTGTGTAACTAGTTTTCATATCTTGTCCTTTGTTTGTCCTTTAGGCTTTCTGCCTATAACTCAAGTATAAGGGCAAGGACTCTCGCAAGGGAAGCATTTAGGACAAGTTTTTAGATTACAGTTTGGTAAACATTTTTAGGGGTAATTTGAGATAGTAACAGCCACGCCCGCTTCTCCTGTGGCATACTTCTTAGACACTTCAAGCCTGACAACCTGCGAATCATCCCCCCAAACCCCACCAAAACCAATAGCATCAAGCAAAGCCCTCGACAACTTATCAACATCAGGAGGCACAATAGGGTAAGCGCGTTTCACCGAAGGCTTACGGGTTAGATAGAAGACTGCTTCGAGCTTGACTGCACCCTCAAACTTAGAATCATCCCCTGAATCAATCATGGCTTGCTTTACCGCATCACTGACAGCCTTCCGCCAAACAGGCAAACCTGCTGAAGCCTCAATAATCAGCGGAATCTTATTTCCCGCAGCAGTTGTCCTCTGACCGACATACTTCTTAGATCCTTGTGGTCGAGGTTCATAACCAAACACTGTGAAGCTGAAACTATTTCTTGCCATAGTAATTCAACATAATAACCGCATACAAGAAAACCCCTACTGCACCATTTAGGAACGATAGGGGTTGACTTGTGAATAAAGCGTTAGTGAGTAATAGAGAACCGAGAAGGAAACCTATAACCCAAGTAGGCATTTAGAAGGGTAACTCTTCAGTCTTAGGTGCTGAAACAACAACAGCATTATCGACATCCAACTTGACTTTACGACCTGGCTTACCAGTCTTATCTTCAAAGTCTTCAATCTTTGCTGAAAGTTGACCTGTAACAGTGACTTCAGAATCAACTGCCAGATTGTGTGCGACAGCAAACCAGACAGTCCATGTCCTTGTATAGTCTTCACCTGTCGCGCTCTTGTAGCTCTCAACAAGCGAAAGCCCTTGATTGCTTGCACCGAATACTTTGTTTACTTTACCTGTTACCTTGACTTGCGCCATAAGTTTCTCTTTTCTATGTTTGTTTGAATGTTACTGAAGCAAGTTTATTGTTAGGGTCTGACAATATGTGCATTATTCATGCAGTCCCTATGATTGCAGATTCTTTCACCTGGCTTTAGTAACTGACCCTGCTCATCTATCGGGTTTAGATCAGCATCAACCAAACCATCATGCGGTTCACAGCGCAAACCCTTATACATGATTATGCGCTGCTTACGAGCACGACAATTAATACACAACAAATCCTTGCGGTCACGCAAATTATTGGTCACAACCCACTTAAAACCACACCTGCGACACTCAACCCGATTATCAATCACCACGCTCTTAGTGTAATTCTTTCACCCGCGAATAAGCCCCATCAAACACCTGATCAAAAGCACCCGTCGCACCATGTCTATTCTTGACAACATCAAAAGTAATAAGGCTCTTCAAACCGAAACGAGGGTCATTTACAGGCAGTTGAGAATCATTTATCTTATCTTGATCTGATTGTCTGCGAGAGAGCATAACAATCACATCGGCATCCTGCTCAATCTGACCAGAATCACGAAGGTCAGAAGCATTAGGTTTATCGTCGGGTTTATTGTCCACCCTTCGATTGAGCTGTGCGAGCGCAACAATCGGAACACCTAACTCCTTAGCTAAGTTCTTCAAATCTATGCTTATCTGCGAAATCTGCTCATACTTAGGCGCACGAACATTAGCAGGAGTAATCAGCTGCAAATAATCCACCACAATCACCTTCACAGGTTGCTTCTGCATAACAGCCAAAGCATAAGCCCGCAACTGTGCCACAGTCTGCCCGCCACGATCACTAATAATCAACTTACTTTTAGTCGCAGTAATCAGGTCATCAATCTTCTTCACCTGCACAGAAGTCAAAGAATTACGCTCAATCGTATCCAAAGGAATATCTAACTCCCCAGCAACAGCCCTATTCAACAAGCTCGACTTATCCATCTCCAGGCTAAAGAACAACACTTCATCAGTGCGAGCAATCTCCCAAGCCAACTGCAAACCCACCACAGTCTTACCAACCCCAGGTCTCGCCCCAAACACATACAAGCCACTCGGCTTCAAACCCACAATCAAATTATTTAGGCGAGCAAAACAAGTCTCAATACTTCTCTTCGGGTTTCTTATTTCAAGAAGCATAAGCGTTAAGTCATATCTCAAATCAGGCAACTCAAAAGACTCAACCAACTGCAAACGACTAATCTCAGCCTTCACATACTCAATCTTCCCCGCAACATCCCCACCCTGCTGCATCTCCAAAGCCAACAAAGACAGTTTTCGGTCAATACTCGCCTCAACAACACGCGAAACATAGTGAGCAACATGAGAAGGAACAACAGCAAAATCACAGGCAGAAGCAACACGCCTACGAGCTTCAGCATTCAAACGAGCAGTAACAGTAAAAACATCAACAGCCCGACCCTGAGCCGATAAGTCAAGAATTACTCTAAATGCCTCTTCAAACCAAGGCGCATCAAAATCTTCAGGCTGCAAATGAACATGATCCAACACCTTCCCATGAGAGTTGAGAATACTGCCGATAACAAGCTCTTCAAAATCAATCTCAAACATCACTCATCCCCATCAGTGCCAGGAATATATGCCAAAACATGTTCAATCAACTTCTCGGTGCGCGCATGCTCAATCACAAAAGCCTTATCACGCTCAAAAGCCTTCAACCAATCCCACAACTGCAACTTAGACAAAGCAGGACGCTTCAACCAAACATACTTCCCAAACACAGAATCAGGATCAGAATCAAAAACAAGAACCCCCTTATCTTGTTTATCTAATTGTTTATATAATGGGCGGAAGTTTTTGTCACTTTCAGCGGAAGTTTCTTGCACTTTCAGCGGAAGTTTTTGTATCTCCAAAGCGGAAGTTTCTTGCACATTT